ATTGATCACCTGATCCGCTGCAATCTGCTATACATTCCGCTGGTAGTTGTCTTGTTGACTCTCTACCATCAAACCAAATAATTGGTTTTGTTTCTGTAATCATTTTATTAAATTAATAACTGGGCAGTGTTTGTAGCTCTAAAGAACTACTAGAATTCTCTATTAAGAGAACCCTTTAAAAGGTCCGTAGACCCTTTAAGGGATTGTCTAAGAACAATAGTCAACTATTTTTGAAGCCATCGTATAAATCTCTTCATACTGTCGCTTCATAATTACTCCATAGATACTCTCAGAATGGTTAACTTCATAAATAGAGCTTATCTCTGACGAACTAATAAAGTATCCTCTAGACACGTCTTCACATAGCCACTTAGCTAACCCATAATTATAAACATTAACCAAAGAATCAGAAATAATATCTATGTGTTCATAGGCTTCATCTTCATTGTTAACGTCATAACTATTTAAAAGATTGTCTAATAAAGAGTGGATGATGTCATATCTCCAATCATTTGGAGCTTCATCATTATGTAGTAATTCAATAAATCTTTGGATCTCTTCTTTATTCTCTAGATTTTCTTTAAGACAGTAGAAACAACCTAAACCTGGTTCTCTCTCCTTTCTTTCTAGTGAGTTATAAAGAGTCTCTAGATTCTCTTTAAAAGTTGTTGTTGCAATAATCATTTGATTAATTAATAACTGGGACTTAGTACTAACATCTATTAGTTAACTATTAGATAACTAGCACTGCATACAGTGTTACCTATAGGTGGCACCGATAAAATAAAATCATAAATATTGAAACAAAACTTAATAATTGACCTATAAGTACCTACTAACTAGATTATAAGTCTAGTAAAAACTTAGTTATATCAATGTTTTACAAGATAACATGTTCTTTTTTCTAGAAAAATCTATATACATATGGGGAAAAATAAACTTTGTATATATGCGTAAACCCTTCAAATTTTTGTTCCAAAATTATTTTATAGACCATCTATAAGTATCTATAAGATATCTATAAGAAAACTATAAGACCCCTATAGACTGCCCAGAAGTGTCTTATAGAGGTCTTATATATATTATCTTAGTAGATAATTCTGCGGAAGATAGTTCTGTGTGTGATTTTGTGACTTTGTACTTATCTATGGGTGTCTATTATGGACTTTACTAAGCAGCAATATGCAGAGGCATATTACTACTTACATTCTGTGGTCGAACTTATGGTACTCCCCCCCTTTATCCCCCCCTCATTTAGGTCACAAGTACGACCTAATAAGAATTACTTATAAATCCATCAGTGGAGGTATTAGAATTACTTATCTGTGTAGAAGTCATACCAAGAGCAGTTTGAGTGACGGTGTTGTTTAAATAAGAACCCCAATTATCAAGGTGTATGGAGAGAAGTTCATCTTTTCTAGATCTTATATTTCTGTCTTCATCTTGGTTCATGTATTCAGTCCAGTAGGCAACAGCACCAGATAGAGCATCAAGTATGTCATCGTGTACTAGAGAACCTCTATGTTTGGTAATACGAGACATCTGATAGAAGAGTTGTAGTTTAAGTTTTCTTTCTGGAGCTTCATTAGGGTTGGATCTATAATCTTTTTCCACTACCTTTCTGTCGATTATTAGTCTATGAGAGTTCATTACAGGTTCAAGAGTATCTATTATGCGTAGTTCTTTGGTCTTTGTATTGCGTACGTCTTGTACTTCACAAGGGTGATAACGCATAAGGAAGGGTTTTAGGAGTTCAGCAAACATACCTCCACCCATGTTTGATTCAACGAGGATTGTATTTACGTTATTAGTCTTAGCTATCTTAGCTAGGGTTGTTAATACTGCGTCACTGTAACCACCGTTAAGACCCCCTGCGTCTGGAACATATAGATTTCCGTTAAGCATCTTCACTACAGCATAACCAGTAGCATCTCTACCCTTACCAGAGGGGTCTACGAACATCACAGAGCCTGTATATTCAATCCAATCACCAAATTGTTGGGCAGGTCTGTAGAAGTGGTCTCCGTTAAACCCTACGCAAGGTAATTCCTTGATGACATATTCGGGAGAAGAAGACCAGATTACCTTTTCTGGTGCATGATCTGGGTTAACAGAAGAGATTATCAGGTCTGAAAGTTTAAGAGGGTATCTATCCTGGTCTGATAACGAAGTATCAAGCATAAACTGTAAAGAGAACCCAGAACGTCCATAGGAGGCTTCACGTTCCATCAGATCTATTGAAGAGAATCTATCAGGGTCAACAGGATCTTTAGGCTTTACAAGCTCTTCTGATAGCCTTTGAGCTAACTTAGGAGCTAATCTATCTCCATAGTTGTTTTTTATCTCTGGATAACGTGCAGTCCAGATGCGTGTTGTATATCCACGTTCTTCAAGGGTTAGATATAAAGATTGTTCTGTTTGTGGTGTGCCAAGAAAGGTTATTTTACCGTTTGGTTTCAGGATGGCATCAAATTCTTTTACAGCTTCACTTAACTTGTCTCTCATCGGTTGAGTAAAGCTGTTATTTGGTACTTCTACGTCATCAGCAATTACTTCATCTGCTCTACTACCAGCCATCTGTCCTAGAACACCCTGAGACTTGACAGAAGGGGCATGGTCAGCAGATGCAGGGCCAACATCAAAACTTATCTTGGAGTTCCTCTGAGTGTCTTCTGGACGTAGTGGAGCTAATATTGGCATCTCGTTTATAAGACGCATGGTGAATGTAGAGAAATTATCTGCTCTGTCCTTACTTGCAGAAACTACAAGGAACTTTAGTTGTGGATTCATCCTTAGTTTCCACACAACGTAAGTAGATGTAATCCAACTTTTACCAACACCTCTAAAGGCCTGTATGATCTTTCTTCTAGGTCCATACTGTAAATACTCAGCTATGTCTAATTGAACAGGTGTAGGATCTGGCAGGTTAAGATGTCGCCAAGTAATGATTAGAAAGTATCTGAAGTCTTGTAGTTTCTCAGGAAGCGGTTGCATATTTAGGCATATAAACTTCTACATCACAATGACATTTTGGACAGGAAAGATTCGTGACCATTGTGTATTGATCCTGTAAATGAGGTAGACAATCTTCATCAACACTGTCATCTCCACCCCATATAAGTTCAGTATTGCAATGCCAACAGTTCATATTATCTTTCAATGCTAGGTATTACATCAAGGTCTGGAAGGCTTGACATGAGATCTTCCATAGGATTGTTTGCTGTAGGAATACATTCAATACCATTATCTTTTAATAATTGTCTTGCTACGTTAAGATCACCTGCTTTTGCCTCTCCACTGCTCACCTTATCTAACAAACTTTGTATAAGAACTGTTTGCAGGTTTTCTAATAATTCTAATTTTTTGTCGTTACCCATAATTAGAAGTCTTTTGAAAATAATATACCTTGTTTTAAGATATTATGCCTATCATAGCTTTAAGTTTTTGAATTATAGTCTTTTTTTTTACTCTTTTCTTTTTTTGTAAGGCAAGATTTTTTGTTCGATGATGTTCTGCCATTTCATATCGCATTAGTTTTATTTCGGTTTCCTGTATGCGTTGCATGGCAGCCATGATAAGCAAATCTTGCAGTCGGTTTTCTTTTACTAATGCAAAAGTATATGCTTTCAGATAACTATCAGTTAATTGATCCACCTCTCTGCATTTCATTTCTATTTCTAGTTCAACTTCAAGAGGTGGTTTACCAATAAGAATATTGAAAAACTCTTTGTTGTTCATCTACCTGGAAAGAGTGCTTGCTCCAACATATCGCATAATTTGTCATCAACATCATTGTCTGTTTTTTCTACACAGGCACGAACAAGATCTAGTGCTAATTGTCTAATTGCTTTTGATTTAAGAAAGGTGAAAAGGATTGGTTTTAAAAGGGCAAGCATGAAAAAAATATACTACTCTTTACATTATGTACTCATTTGCTAATTTTGGCTTGACTCCTCACACAAGTCAATAAGTCCTATTCTCCCCAATTAGGACTTTTTATCTTTTGGGTTTTAATTCAACAACACTAAGCTCTACTTCTTTTAGTCGGTGAAATATTTCTCTCATATCATCGTGCATGTGATCTATTTTATCCGTTAACAACTCTACAGCAGTTGTATTGCGTACAAGGTCATCTCTTGATTGTCTTCCTCTATAGGAAATAGAACCAACGGAAACAAAACAAGCTGTTAATAAAGCTCCACCTACTGCTGCTGCCAGTTCAACCACTTTCCAAATCCTTTATTTATGCCTATTATGACAGAAAAAAGGTGTATGGACGAACCTAAAAACAAAAATCCTCTTCAAAAACTTAAACAAAAGTTTGATGACAAAGAAGAACAGTTAGAAATCTTAGGTACTTTTATTAGACTTGGAGTTATGGTTTGGGCTGGTTTTATTATCAGTTTAAATTACATTAGTTTACCTGGTATGGCAAAGGATAATTCACCTAAAGATATCACTTTCATTGCTTCGGTCTTTACAGGATGTTTAGCTACATTTTCGGTAGATGTAGGTAAAAAAAAGAAAGAAGATAAACAAGGCAAACCTAGCCAACTTGCACAATCTGATAATAGATATCAAACTATAAGAGTAGAAACACCTATTAAGATAATAGGAGCAGAGGTTATTGATCCTCCTAAACCAAAGCCATGAAAAAACTATTTGCACTACTGCTACTGTTTAGCCCTTCTGTAGCACTAGCAGACATAAATCATTCAATACAAAATGTTGTTTCGGTTAGCACTTTGGGTTCATCCTCAACATCAAACAGGGTTGGTACGACTTTTTCATCATCAGGTACAAACGTTACCCCAACAGCAAATACGGTGACAAATGCCATTGGAACACTTGATCTTACTGATGCTGCAATCACCAACGGAGTTCCAACTATTGATTACACAACAAGCTATTCCGTAACTACTGCTGGAGATGCGTATAGCGTTACCGAAAGTTATATACAGGGTGATGCTATACCAACTAGTGGCACTACAGTTACAGCAGGGGTAGTACCTGCACTACCAATATTTGGTGATACAACAACTGTAAGTGGTGGAGATATAGGAACTACAGCCATGACTATGGCATCTGATGGTGCGATGACAGTTAACCTAAGTGATACAGGAGCAGGTGTTACAGCACAAATGTCTAACACAATTAAGTTAGAAATTGATTAATGAAATGGCTAGTAATATTTTTATTCGGGATACCTAGTGCCTATGCAGGGGGAATTACACCTTCATTTTCTACAGGCCAGATGGAGACTTCGTCAAATAGCAAAACTATTATTGTCGAGACAATCGTTACTGAGAACTATCGAACTGGCTATAGCTATTCATTGCAGGGATCAAATATACAACCAACGAATGGAACTGTTATATCACCAGATGCTACCTATACAAATACACAAACAATTAATGGAGTTTCGTTTAAATGGGTAACTCCAGACTTACCAACAAAACCGCAGTGGGAGATTCAAACTCCTGGAGAAGCATTTTCAATTACGGAAAACTTTTTAGCACCTGGATTAGACGCAACAAGCACAATACAGAGAACTATAAATACAGAAAGTCAATCTACTTCACTCTCAATTTTTTCAAATTAAGTTTACTATTATTATGTTATTCGCCCAAAACCCTTGCTAATACTGTAAGTTCTCCTAGTGCATCCAGTTCTGGAACGGTTATTAATAATGGCTATCAAACGATAAATGGTGGATTTCCAACTATGAATTATGGAGGAAATATACAATGCCAACAACCAACTGTAGCCTTTACACCGTTTGTTACTAAAGGAGAAAACTATAGTTCTCCTACCATGAACTCTACAAAAACTAATATTTATGATTTATCAGAAGATGCGTCAGGTAATTTAATAAACCCAGGGAAGATTTTATATCAAAGTGAACAGCCAAGACTAGATCAATCAACACACAATTTTAATTATGGCTTTACCTTATCCCTGCAAATACCAATAGGACAAGGTTCTGATCTTTGTATAAGAGCAGCAGAAAACCAACTTAAAGGACAAGAGTTTGCATTGACCAAGGCTAAACTTGAAGCTAATTTAGCAAGAATGAAGATTTGTGCAGAACAATTTAAGCTTGGAGTTAAACTAATAAACGAAGATGCAGTGACATGTAAAAATGTCATACTTACAACAATACCTAATCAAGTTGTGCCACATACACACGAAATAAAAACTAAGTAGATTTATCTTTAGACTTTCCTAGACGCTTTATAAGTTGCTTAGTGAGGGGTTTTATAGCGTTTAAAATAAGAGGAGTACTCGCAGCGATACTAGCGACAAAAAAAGTAGAGACAGCCATACTAGGCGTAGGTAAGTACTGGTCGATGAACTGTACGTCTTCATAAAGAGTGATACATTCATTGTTTTCATTTCTAATATAATCTTTAATTTTTTCAAGCCTTTCTTCGTTTACAAAACTTCCTATTCTTAACGCTTTTTCTGGGGGGCAGGGTTCGTATGTTACTTTCTTATCCTCTCTTGGCTTTGGTTGTACTACGTTAGTGTCCTGTGTGGCCGTAGAAGCGGTGTTAACTGGTGCTGGTTCCGTATCTATTATTTTGGCAGGGTCGTACCTCATGGGGTCGTATGAGGGTATTTCACCATAAGGACATACGGTATATGTTCCCCTAGGATCTGCTAACAGTAAAGATGGATTGCGTGTAGTTTCTAAATCACGATGATATAAATAACATCCAGGTAACTTTCCTTCTAATTTTGGTTTTATGAAATATGGTGTATCTGGAAGATCAATAGTTGGGAGTGTTATTTCAGGTAACTTAATCTCAGGCACTTAGAACATTTTTGGGATAGGAGGCTTTACAGGTAAAGGCATAGACTTTCCTGTTACATCAGGTAAGGCATCACCAAGAACATCAGGCATAAGTCCTTGCACATTACCAAGAACTTCATTCATTATTTTTGCTTTAAATTGTTCTGACGTTACATACTTATAACCAAAGTAACCTCCACCGATAACAGAAGTTACCATTAGAAATGAGATAATACTCAAAACATTAGCGATTTTTTGAAACATGATAAAAGAAGCGATAGCAAAGGCATTGATACCTGTCACCATTATAACCTTTATGGCTATCTGTGCTTTAGCTCCTCTTTATGTAACGCTATCTATAATGACTACCAAGGTACACCAGAAGTTACAGTAGGTGTTTTAGATTCTGTTATCTGTGCAGCAATACCTGTTTCAATAGCTGTTACTTCATCAGAACCTAGTGCAGCTTTAGCCCATGCAATAGCATTAGCTTTTGTAATGTCGGCATAAGCAGTAAACGATCCACTGTCAGCTTCAGCAAGCCCTACAGAGCCATAAGAAGATCCACTATGTATTACAGCAGAATCACCACTGCCAACAGTTTCTGTGTCACTAGCAGTCCAGTGAACAGTAGTTACGACATCAGATAAACTTCCTACAGTTTTTGTTGCATCTAAAGCAACGACATTCCAAGTTACAGCCATGATAATAATTAATAAGGATTTATAAAGTTAAGCAGTTTGCTCAACAGGTTCTACAAGTTCTTTAAGAGTTTTTATAGCACCCTGATCTTCTATCAAAGGTTGCTGTAAAGTTCTTAGTTGTTCTTGTAGTTTTGCTATCTGTTGCTCAATTTGTTGTGCTTGAGCAACATTAGTATTGAAGCGTTCTTGCACTTCGTTTAATTTTTCTTCTGGTGTGGGCATAATTAATTAATTTATCTAATTTTACTAAGCTGCCTCCAATGCGGCAACTTTAGTTTCTAATGTTTCTACTTTAGCTGATAATTCTTGTATAGCTTTTAAAATTTCATAAGTAAAATTATTTCCAATAGTCCAAGGATTGACCCCATCAGGGACAGTATCACCTGTGCCATCATCTGAATCATCTTTTTTTACTTTATTAGGAAAAATGCTGATTAAATCTTGAGCAATTACACCGATACCAGAACCAGTACCATCTTTATAATCGAATTTTTTCAGTGATAATTGATTAATCTTATCTAAAGTATTATCTATATCTAAAATATTTGTTTTTATTCTTCTATCAGAGTTGGAGAAAAATTCTGGACCTTGAGAACTACCATCCCTTTGTATTCCTCCGCAAGCTGTAGGTCCTCCACCATATTTAAATGCTATAAAGTCCTGATTTGTTACCCCCGTTCCAGACCTTATACCTACTGCTGCATCGGCTGTTGAATTGGCAAACTCTGCAACATTATTAGAATAAAGGTCAGCAGTCGAACCAACAATCAACTTTCCACCACTTGTTATACGCATACATTCATCTGAAGATGCTGAGCCATTAGTTTGAAATCTTATATCTGCCCCACTTAAAGGTGCAGATATAGCTAAATTTGAACCTCCTAAATTAACAGCACCCCCACTACCTACATATCCTGTTAACGCTCCATCAGAACTTCTTGTAAATAAAACACCATAGTTGGCACTACCTCGGCATCTAACATGTGCATCACCACTAGAATTTTCAATATGTAACTTAGTACTGACACTTGAATTTCCACCTATACTCACGTTCCCTGACGAATTTATACGCATACGTTCTGAGCCATTTACATCAACAGTAAGAGCATTACTTCTAATACCTATATCTGCTTTGGTTACACCATCACGAAGCATCCTTATAAAACCACCATCACCAACTACTCTATTCAGGTTTAAAAGCAAATCATTGTCTCGTTTTATATCTACTGCACCATGCGCTCCTCTTATAACTACACCATTTCCGCTAGTATCATCATGAACACTATCCGTAGTAGTTCCAAATAGTGCGTGTCCACTTGAATTTATACGCATACGCTCATATACAGTTCCAGCATTAGCAGTATGAATAGAAACACCATCAGTACCATAAAGACCTAATCCATCAGCAGCAGAACCAGAATGGTCTTTTGCTGCAATTCCTGATCCACCATTTGCGTTAGCTGCATAACCAGTTCTA